CTTGTTAGAGGGCCCGCACGCTAGAGAGGGCTACGGAAATTGGCCGGGGCTTCCGTACTCTGATGGTCATTGCCAGCCGCGTGCTACTGGACTTTGGTGTCTGGTTCGTCTCCACTAGGTTCCGACTCTTTCACATCCTCGACAGTGCAAAAGCACCGCCCAAAAGACGTTGATAGCTTAATGAGCAAACGCTTCATCACGCTGCCAACATCAATGGGGCAGCACGAGCACCAAGGGACATAATTTGCCCGGTCGCACTCACGATCGATCCACCGTAGTTCACCGCCGCGTGGTAATATTGCGGTAGTCTATTGACAACTTTCCCAATGGCGTCCTTGTGTCTCCAAGTCCACCCAGCAGCTGAGGCAACCCAATGTGCTGCCGCAGACAAAGCACCTTGGTGCTTACCATTACCTTCGATTTCGACGGTAGTGTGACTGGGAGGAATCAAGGAGTGATCAAAGTCCGGCATCGGAATATCCGCGAACACACCAGCATGGTGGTTAGGGAACGACGATGTGATAAGGAAATCCTTTGATGACGCACGAGTCTCAGTAAAACCCTGAGTCCCGTCGGTTTCAACAATGGCAGCAAACTTCGCGATGACAGTGATACTGCTGCTGAACTTAATCGATATGGAGGTATCGGCATTGCCCTCAAAGTCAAGCGCCTGACGACGCATGACCTCATAAAGGATCGCACCGGCTCCACGATTACGTTCCATCCTAGAATCAGTGTCAACCAACTCACCTTGCGTCACGTTGAAAGCCCTGTTGAACTGTGTGTAGGTCACAGTCCCGCCAACAGAATCAGCAGGACTAGCATCCTCGAACGCAATACCAGCAGCAACCAAACGAGCACCTACTTCTGAGACATAAGTTTTCACTACAGTCCAGTTCGTTCCGTCGAAACTTTTCAACATTAACGTGTAGTCGCCCGTCGCATCAATGGCGGACTTGTAGAAGCCGAGCTGAAGCTCACGGCAATTGGTAATTGCCGCTTCATACCCTATCTTCGATACATGAGCCGTCAAGAATGAATCCGGAATCGGCACAGCAGGCGAGGCAAATGGATTGGCTAATGCCGCCAAATACCGCGCTTGTGCTGCATGCCCGGTGTTGATAAACTCCAGACTGTTGGGGGTACTTACGGGTCCCCCGTTCCTAACATTACTCTTCTTACTTGTGTTATTCATTTTAACACAAGAGCGACAGCCAGCTAACAGCGTCTAGCAAATCTAACCTAACTCGTTGTTCAAACTCACCTACAATCGCAGGATTGAAATCAAAAGCTCTACAATAACTCAAGAGACTCTGATTGGAGTAATCACCCGGAACAACAGGCAATCTCTCCAAGTTCCCTTGCTTCATCCAGTAAGCTAATCCTCCCTGTAACTCGCCCTCTAGTCTATCCTTCCCCAAGGCACTCAGAGCTTCGTAGAAAACTCCGACTAATGGACAAGCCGCGTACAGAGAGAGACCACACATGCCGACATCTTTTAAATAGTTGTCATAATGCGCTACGCCTCTGGTTGATATGGCTATCATATCCTTAAACACACTCACTGGTTTTCTAACCATCATCCATCCCATATCGAGACGGACAGGTTTCATCTGACAAAACTCAATGTGTTCAACTACGTAGACTGGTGGTTCAGCCACCATGTTGAACCCATAGGCAACAAAGAACAAGTCGAAACTATCCAAGAATCTTGGTAGTTCCTTCAAATCCATAATCGCTACTGAGTCATCCCCATTGTTAACCAATTTGAAACTTAGTCCTAAAACCTCCTTCCAATGTAGTAAAACGCTGGTCATCAAAATCACATTTCCAACAGATGTGTTCATATCACCGGACATCCTTCCAGTTGCTTTATATTCAAAATCGTAGGTATCACCTTTCCCCTTGCAAAAATTCACAAGTTGGTGCCGAAGTAAGCCATGTAATTCGCTACTCCCAGGAAACAATCGCTTGTAAACTGAGTGCTCGAACAGCAAAGCATGTTCCGACACATGTTGGTCAAACCTGCTAGCATCCAGCCCTACCGCAACTGGACAGGAAAATGACTCCCATTTCCTCACTATCTGCCGAGCCATCGCTGACAGAGTGCAATGCTTAAAAACTGTTTCTTCTCCCCATAGTGCATCTATACCCTTGTAAATAGCCAGTTCATTATGTTTATTTATGTACTGACCAAGGAGTATGTTGTACTTAGGCGATCGTGGTGAGATGATTCTAGGATCCTTATCCGAAGTCTGCACTAGTTCCCATTTTACAAAAATGTTAACATGTACATCCCTTGGGGAAAGTTTTCTATTATCCATCAATTCCTGAAGCGCTTCTGCGTAAACCTGGTATTTAGCCTTAGGTCTACTTTCCACAAACTCCTCAGGAGTGATTTTCTTCACTTTGACAACCTGAGCCAACCGCCTCCCGATGCTCCATATGTCACCATACCACACAGGCTGGAGCTTCTTACTAGGGAAAAATTCAGATTTCTCCAAATTACCCATAGGTTGAAGCTCAAGTTTCTCAAGTAATCGTTTGGATAGCCAATGGTATTTTCCTATCAGCGTTCCATACGAGAACCCGGGATTCTTTATCACCAGGACTCTGTTAATAATCCCGATAAACATGTTGTGTGATGAAGAGTTAAAACAGCTCCACTGCCCAACGACACTCGTCGGGCCCACATATCTATTCAATGATCTAAGAGGTCTATTTCTAAAGTGCAACGTCAGGCCCTCAACTTCAACAATCCGCTTGTCGAACGTTGGCCATTGCATCCTAGGGGTGGCAAGGCATTGACATGCCCAACGTTGCCCAATGAGTCACTCTTGATCACTGCTTGGTGCTCTGCGGTTCATAACTTCCCTCCGTACCTTCGGTAGGTA